ATGGAAAAGAACAAACAAATTAACGTGCGTCTCAATGAAACGCAAATGAAGTACTTACAACAAATCGTTGATGCCGGTAAAGCAAAGACACAAAGCGGGGCGATGGTTTATTTGATTAACCAATATGCGATTCTAGGAGGTGACAAGAAGTAACAGTAGTAAAGGGAGTATCACCCGCACGTGGTGATACATGTAAATGGAATCTGAAAATGAAGGATAAAAAACTAGTAGCCGGGATTGGTACTAATGACTTGGCAAACAATATTGAAAAACAACAAGAGATTGGTTTAACACCAGAGCTTCAACAAAAATGCCGGATGGCATGGAATGATCGGCTAGCAGCACAAGACTGCGGTAGAGCGACTGTCAGTACTGAGTGGCTCACGTACAGTAATTTTGCTCGATGGTGGGTTGCTACTCACATAGAAGGCTGGTCTATCGACAAAGATTGGCTTGTAGTTGGTAACAAAGAATATCACCCGGATAAATGCGTTTGGATTCCAACCAAGATTAATAATCTTATGAACGATGGAAGTACCAACGGTTTACCAAAGGGCGTCAGTATTCATCGCAATAGCTATCGAGCGAGTTGCAGTGTTGATGGTATTCAAAAATATAAGAACTTCAAAACTGCAATAGATGCCCACAGACAATGGCAGCTATGGAAGATTGAAGAGATTAACAATGTGCTACGCGAGTTTGCATTTGATCAACGTCTTGATGGACGAGTAATTCAACGTCTTATTGAAGTTAGGGATAATATCCAATCTGATTACGACAACAATATTGAAACGAAATAAAAGAAGCCCCGTGCGTGGGGCTTATCTAAACTAACTAAGGTATTTATAATGGCTGGAAAACAACAAAAAACAGATAACTCAAAATTTATTAGTATTGCTGGTAATAATTCTAAGTACTCGGATCTTACTACTGAAGGTAAAGCAATCGTTATTGATATTATCAGTAAATGTGCAGGCAAGAAAGGCTATCCGAAAGAGAAAGTTTACTATGTATTGTTTAATTGTACTGAAATTAGTAGGGACAGAGTTAAGTACTGGCTACAGTACTATCCTAGTGATGATTCAATGCCATCAGAGAACACTGTTCGCAAGTTTCTGACTATCACCAAGCAGCTATCAGAGGCAATGGTAGATGCACATACAAAAGGCATTAAGCTTTTCAAAACTTCAAAAGCCGGTCACTATTACCCCACTACGGTACAGAAATATCAACTCGACAAACTATACAGCAACGGTGGATCTGCTCAAGAAATGATTGAAGTACTTCAAAAAATGATCGATGATGCGAAGTGATTTACTTTATGTTGCGACCACCTACTTCGCAAGATGGGTGTTTACTTCGCAAGATGGTGTTTTTATCTCGCATGATGACACAAAATATAGTAGATATATCAATGGTTTACGCACGGCATGTAGTGTTGCTTCGCATCTTGCGACCTTATATTAATATTATTCTTCATTCGAATTTTTATAATAAAGAATCGCCAATAAAATTGTCGTAGTCAAGCTCGTACCTCGCTTAACTAAGAAAAATTAATAGGGATTAAACTTGCGTTTTTTCTCCTTTCAGTCGAAAAGAACGCGGAGTTTTTGAGTCTTGCTTCGCCGACTTAAAAAATACTAACTACCTCAAAATAACTGCCTTGTTAGTAGCTAACGCACTTCGTTTGTTTAGGGATCGGGCTGTTAAAGCCCTTAAATAAAACTACTCAAAGTAATTACTGAAAAACCAGTTAGTAGAAAGACAAGTCGTCGCCCCCGTCCGGCGTCGGAAAGTTCAATGGCCGAGTTAGTACTTGATGGTGGAAGGACTTAATCGAGATATGATAGAGTACTGTAAAATAGAAACAAAGGACTAAAAAAATGGCCGAATTCGCAACTGAGTATAAGGATTTGCTTACTATTAGTTTCAGTATGTTATCATTGATTGTTGCATGTATTGCTCTATTCTTTTCGGTAAGAACAGCTATCCGTGATAAAGAGAAGTTGCTAATAACAGCACGTACTGTATCGAATGAGTTTGCAGACGAACCATATGAAATTGAAGTCACTGTAGCTAATGTCGGTAGGCGAGTTGCAGTTATTGAAGGAATTCAACGCCACTACGAAAGAGGGATTAAGTGCCATAACTATAAAGAAAGAGGCATTCCTATAAGAGAACTGGAAAGAGTAGTCATGCAAGTATCTAGAGATATGGTTATAGATAATGGTATTGAGGGGGATATTCATTATCTAGAGGATATCACAGTACTTGATATTCAAGGGCAGGAGCATAAGATTAAAAATTCAAAAGAATTAGTAAAAAGATTAGTGAGCAATTTCTAGTCTATAGACAAGAATATACTATCGTGATAGCTTGAAATTGTAGGCATGTAACTGAGGTTTAGGCATGTAACTGAGGTTAGAGATATGATCGAATTCCTTGATTTTGACTCACCGAGCTACAAACTGAAGCAGAATGAAAATGGTAACTGGGAAGCGAGACGCACTAGTAATTCATGGTGCGTAGAATTTACTAACCTTTACCGTAACATACGCGACAACTACGAACTGATCCTTACACACCCCAAAAATCCTCGCTCTGATGAGGATGTTGATTATATTATATTCAGGAAATGATTAGTAATAAAATTATTGTACACTACACAAAAAGCCTTCTGGAGAGTAAAAATGAGTCTTGATATATCTTATGTTGAGGATCACGGGGATCTCTCAAGAGAAAGAATAGTACTACGTGCAAGTTCAAACGGAATTCATATCTGGCATTATTTGCTGTCTGACAGTACTTATCATAGTGATGGTACTGTATCTAATAAACTGCGTCACGTATTCGATTTTGACTCTCTAACCGCAATTACTTTGAATGATGGGGATTTAATAATTCTCTATACTTGTAAAGGTAATGATAGTGTCTATGAACATGAAGGTGTGAAGATTTACTCGATACATTGGGGCTTAAATGAAACAGTATGGAACAAAAATGGCGATGAGGCTGTGTTGATTAAAGCCGAATCAAGAGCTAAAAAGAAAGTCTAATAGTTTAACTTCGAGGGCATATGTCTATGCCCTTAATGTCATTTTGCTGGGTTGAATTCGTAATCTTTGTTAATATCGAGCTTGGCAAGCTTGTTCTCAAATATATTAGAAAGAACTTTCTTTTTTTCTTCAAGAATATTCTTCATGGAAACTACTTTCTCACTTTCCAAGTTATCTTGTGAAAAGGCGAGTTCGTGAAGGTATCTATAATGGCTATTGAGGTAGTCCAGCCTTGCTTTTAGAATATCATTGAATACATCTTTCAATATTGGCTTGATATTTACGTTGTGTCTTTCCAGTTTTCTTATACTACTATATAAGTATGCAATTTCTGACAGGTCTGTTGTAGTTTTTCTACTTATCTCTTTGAATATCAGAGATCTTACCTCTGCTTGCGACAAATTTTCACTCTTAATATCATCAAGAATTTTGTTCCTAAATAAAATGTTAGAATATAACCTTTCATTGATTTTCCAAAGGTGATTTTCAAAATCAAATGCTAGCCTATGAGATATATCTAGAGTGTTAAGTTTGGCTTTTTGGTTAAACCACAATATGGCAGATATAACGGCTGTTGTTGCCATTGCGACATTGGCACCCGCAATGATCCAATCTGTCAATGAACCTAGTTCCATTTTCATATCCGTGCTGTAGTAGAGAGTACTTAACAATAGCAGTACTACAAGAGTGAGTAGTACTATGACAAGTCCAATAATAATTCTATTTGTCCATTTCATCTAACATACTTCCACACACTAGCCGGGATTTTATCGTACAGTTTGCCCATCGTGATTTCTGCAAGTCGATGGTCAGAAGCTGCATAGAAAGTTTCTAACTCATCATTAGAAAGTTCATACTTGTTCTTATCAATGACTTTTTCTAGGGTTTCAATACTAATACAACGGCGAAGTTGCATTATCCAATCTTGTTTGGTCATACAGGCCCTGTGCTGTGGGAAGGAAGATACAAGTACTGATTCTACACCAAGGCTGCGATGTTGGCGATACTGCAAATCGGCAATGTATGAGAGGAACACTGCTAGTCTAGTTATAGTATCAATCAACACGCAGTAATTATTTTTCAATTTTAAAATAAGAAATAACTGTGTTTGAGTATGACGACAACACATTATATGAACTTTCAAAATTAGTTTTTAGTGAAGTTGTATTTTTAATTAATTGTTTAATCTCATCAGATAGCTCGATCTTATCTGCATTATGCGAATTATGAACTTCTAGCATTTTCCTTATACTATACCATAGGTGTAAATTGATATTTTTAATTTCTGAGTAGTCCTTAAGAAAATAAAAATGAGTGCTTTTAAAGTCACTTTTTAAACTCCACCCAAACCTTTGTAGTACTTTAATCTTTGTTTCTATTGAATCAGGGGTGATATTGGTTTCTTTAAATATTCGTATGTAATTATCACAATCACTTAAACTAAATACTTTACTGATGTCATCCGATATAAGACTTGTCAGTAGTTCTATATTTTCAATATTTGATAATGCTAGGCTTCCAAATTTAAATATTTGGTTATAATCATCAATAATGAGCTCTTTTGCAATTTTATATGCGTCATCATGCATTCGCTGATAAAGCCAATTCTTTGCAGATAGAAATGCCATAACAGCAGCACCAGCAACAACACAGTTACATAATGCCGAGATAATATCCGAGGTATTTCCAAAGTCCAAAATATGCTTCTCATTAAAGAGTGGTAACGTAATAGCAGCCGCAATAGCCACTATTATGATCAATATAACTTTCACAATGTTGCCTAAATAAGTAAACGTTTGATAGCATTGTACTATTGATCCGGGTTGTTAGATAGTGGGCGTCACCCTCGTAGTATATGTCTGGCAACTCGGATCAATCCTGGCTCCTGAACGCCTCACCACGCGATTTAAATCACACTACCAATACAAACACTAGGCTTTTGCATAGAACTCCGCATAAGCCCGTATACGCACGATTTAACATTTGTGATCGCTTTTAGCGATCAAAATCTAATTATCGATCGTTAAAATTGATCAATATGGTTTGAAATGATAAAATGCCCACACAACAACACTGGAGATACAAAACAATGAAAATAATCACTCTGGTAATCACCTTGATGCTTACCGCTTGTAGTACTACACACGATTATACAAAGTCCGCCGTAGTAGGTCTGGTCGATGGCGGGGCTGTGGTAGTTATGTATCCAGCATATGAAATGGCAGGTGTTAAATATTACCGGCCTCAGCTGTCTGCTGATTGCGGAAGGATTTACAATAAGTACTATCAGATGGATAATAACAGTACTGGCTGTTATATAAATGCCGAACGTATTACTGATATTCATTCATACCGTGAACATATCGCACACGGAAATCATACAAGAAATACCAGTACTGAATTTACTGTTCCTAATAATGAAATGAATATTGCAGAACCAACTATGAATGTAGGCGAGATATAACAACACCAAGGAATAGGGGAAACGTGAACAACAATTAGAATTACCCCAGCCCGCCTAGTGCGGGTTTTTTTATGCCCTAAATACCAAAAGGAGGGCAACATGATCCTATCAACAACACAAACATTTCTAATGCAGAACGCATTATATCAACTAATCACATTCGGTAATATTCGTGTAGAGACACACCTGAACTTTAATAACACATGGGAAGTACTAATAAGTGGTGATAACTTTAAAGTACTTAAATTCAATCGAACACTCACGGCATTGGATGAACCTGAACTATTTCAGTACTCAACAGTAATAGACGCCAAGGTATTACAATACATCATTGATCAGCACTACGCATTGGAGAACCTACTATGCTATTACAGGACTTCACCATAACATGGACAGACACTAACGGAAATCAATATGAATGCTTGCCAGCGTTATTATCCAAGGTTGCAGTGCTCAACGTTAAATACAATGACTACTACCTAACAATAAGCAGTAACAAACTAATAGCCAGATATAAATACATAACAATACACGATGGCTACTATGCAACGATTGGAAGCAGGATTGAGTATGACTATATGAACTACACAGGCAGTGAACACAAACACATTCAATTACTTCAATCGATGATAGACACAGTGGCAGAACTCTTTAAGGAATAAAATTCAGTACTGAACTTCGTCGATCATCGTCGAAAATTCGTAACTTAATGATTCTTTGGCTTTTTTAAAAGACCGCGTAGTTTAGTGCCGCCTTGTTTTAAAAATATATCGGCTTTTAACCCTCAATCCGAGTCGTAAGGAAAATAAATGATCAGTTTAACCCAACTAGCCAAACAATATGGCTATGATGAAAAATCACTTCGTCAATGGAAACAAAAAGGAATGCCACATGGTGAAGATGTTCCAGACATAGAAACACGAAATTGGATTATTGAAAATATCATCAAGCCATTGCGTGAAAATTCCAGTATTAAAGTACAAATTGAAAAAGAACGCCTGCGAGAATTAACAGCTACAGCGAATATAAAAGAACTAGACGAACAAGAACGAAGAGGTGAATTGATTAACGTTGCAATTGTTGAATCAGAACTTGCAAAGTACTTTCACCAATTCAAAACAATCATGCGTAGTATTCCATCAAGCGAATATTTAAAACTATTTGAAAGCAAGGATGCAATCACCTTGAAGAACAATTTACAGGAAGTAATTGATAATGCACTCAGAGAAATTGGATCTCTTGAACTCTCTGGAGAAGAACAAATTCAAGAAGATCTACCAACGAACAATAAAAAAGATACTACCTCCCGAAAAAATAAAACCAAGTGAATTTGCTGAGGATAAACTAGTATTCCCAGATGGCCGCCTAGCAGGACAAAAACTCAGATTATTTGAATTCCAACGGCAAGTACTAGATACGATAGTTGAACCTAATATTCATCGCATCGTAATGATGAGTAGTGCTCAATTACTTAAATCCACAGTAATGCTCGCAGCCATGCAGTACTTCATTGTAAATGACCCTGCTAATATGGCTTATGGCTCACAAAGTCAAGCCTCAACGCAGAAATTCAAAACAGGTAAATGGCAACCCAGTATTGATCAGTCAGTACTAAAAGATTATGTGACACTTAAATCAGATAAGAATGCCGCGAACAATGCTAATACACAACAGAACATCGACGGCACGAATACATACTTTATTAACCTTAATGCACCTAGTACTTTACGTGGCATTACAACCAAGCGAATCTTCCTTGATGAAATCTCTGGAAGTACTGACGATTCAGAAGGCGATCCGATTGCATTAGCAAGCCAACGTATAAAGAGTTTTGACGATGGTTTGATCATGATGGGTTCAACCCCAACAAACAAATTAGATGCGATATGCCAACAGTACGAAGCAGGGGATCAACGTAAGTTTCATGTTCCTTGCCCGAAGTGCAATCACTATCATGAATTAGTATTTGAAAATGTGCTTTTCGATTGGGAAGTACTGGCGAATGGACGTAGAAAAGCATTACCAGAAACAGCCAAGTTACTGTGTCCGAACTGTGAACATCATATCACTGAAGGGGAACGTGTACGGGCAATTGCTGGTGGACATTGGGTAGCAACAAATCCAAGTGGTAAGTATCCCTCATACCATGTGTCCCGCTTGTACAGTCCTATCAACACCATTGAAAGTACTGTTGAGGACTTCAGCAACGCACATTACAACTTCGATCTTCAGAGTTTCTATAACAACTCATTGGGCTTACCTTATGAGCCAGAAGAGAACAAGGAACATAACCTTGTCGAGTTAGAAAATTTACGTGAAGAGATTTCAGTACTGGCAATCCCTGATGAAGTACTTGGTATCGTCCTAGGAGTAGACCAACAACAAGACCGCCTAGAATGCACCACTATGGGCTTCACAGAGAAAACCCTATACGTACTGGATCATAGAAGCTTCTATGGCATTGACTGTACGCAGATTGGCAGTAAAGCCTATACCGAACTCACCCAGTACAGCAAAAGCGTGTTCAAGACAGTTACAGGCCGACCTGTGAAAGTACTCATGGGATACATGGACTCATCGAACGGTAACGCAACGCAAACAGTCTACACGTACTGCAATAGTATTAATCCACTATTCAAGCCAATCAAAGGTGAAGGTTGTTCAAGTACTAAACCGTTGTTCAGATCGTCAAGAACTGGCGGCCACGAGCTACAGATCTTAAACGTGAACCTCGCTAAAAGTACTGTGAATAAGATGTTACGTACTTGCCTAGTGGACAAGACAAAGCCACCAATCCGATTTAGTGAATCGCTACCGGATGATTACTTTAATCAGCTTACTGCCGAACGTGTAGACGTTAAAAATGGTTTCAAGCAGTGGTCTTTAAAGGTATCAGGTTCACGAAATGAAGCATTGGACTGTCTCGTATATTCGTTTATATGCATGAAAAATTATCTAAATACATTAACAGGTGCAGATCCATTCCATATTTTACGGGAATATAACGCACGTGTTCGTAATAAATATAGTGAGGAACAAGCACCAATTGCCCCAGCAACGCCAGTACCAGTACAGCCGCCGCAGCAGCAGCCAGTACAAAAGAGGCGGCCAGCTAGACGCAATACATTTTGGAACTAAATATGAACACTAAAATAGAGAAAGTCTATATTGGTGAAACTATTGTATATTATCAAGACGTAAATGAAAGTACTACACTCGTTTCACCAAGTCAGACAAAAATTGAAATTACACAAACCTCCACACCTATCAGTACTGCCAATTGGGAAAGTGGAATGTGGACGCAGATTTTAAAAGACGATATGTCAATCAAGGCAGTATCAACATTTGTTGTAGTAGATCCATTAGAAACTACAACCAGATATCAAGACTTATTGAAGACTCTCAAGGAAATTGATGAAGTTATTGCAATGCGTATTTCTGGCGGTCTAATTACAACTACAACAATCAACAATAAGACATTGGTAAATGAGTCGTTGGAAGTACTTTATCGTCTTAAAGAACAGTACACACAACAGGCCAACAAAGAACTATTAAAACTCAATGGTAAATCCGGAGACGGTAAACAACCAATCAAGAGTATTACCAAGCTACACAGGGGTAATCATTAATGTTTAATTTTTTCAGGAAGAAACCAGAAGAAGCACCCGCAGCAAAACAACCGGCACCAACATACCAAACTAAACCACATACACCAAAGAAATCACAATTAGAACGTGATTTGAATACTATCACTGTTGCACGGTCAAGTACTTTATCATTCGGTTATTCTGGTAACGGTCAAGGTGCAAATATCAACCGCCTTATTAATAGTACTCTACCAGCACTACAAACAAAGGCACGTGAACTAGCACAAAACAATCCAATCGTTCGAAAGTACATTCTAATGGACGCCGATCAGATCTCTGGGGCAGATGGTATTAGTATTCGTTCGAATGTACAACTTTTTGACGATGAAACAAAGAATCATGATACCTCAATGAGCATCGAACAATTGTTTTATGAATGGGCAGAAGATCCAGATGCATTTAGTACTAATGGCAGACACGATATCAGTACTTTCCAGAATCTAGTATGTAGAACAAGAGCACGTGACGGAGAGTGTTTTATCAGGTTACATGAAGTTGAAGGTGGTTTAAAACTCGAAATCATCGACAGTCTGCGAGTACCAATAATCAACAATCAAAAATTCAGTAACGGCGACTATATAAGTAATGGTATTAGATTTAACAAGTTGAAACGTCCTATTTCATACAATATCTGTAAAGTAGACCCAACAATCTATTCATACTATCAGACTGACATTGAAGTAGTACCAGCAGAAGAAATTATTCACTTCTTTATTCAAGATTACCCAGACCAAGAAAGGGGTATTCCCGACATTATCGCCTGTACCAATTTGATTAAAGAACTAGAACAATTTGTTAATGCATCTATTGTACAGAAGAAAGTAAGTGCGTCGTCAATGGCGTTTATCACCAGTGATGAAAAACCAACTAACAGTACTACAGAGTTACTAGGAAGCATTGAAGAAGCACAAAATGCATATGAGAACTACGAAGGATATTTAGATCCGGGTGTTCTAATTGAACTTGATCCGGGTAAAAAGATCCAGACTGTAAATCCAACTTCAAGTACTGACGGCCTAGATTCATTCATGGATCAAATGCTAGGTCAAATTGCGATGGCGTTGAACGTGACCAAGATGAATCTACTATATGACACTAAAAACAGTTCTTTCAGTGCTGCTAAATTGTCTGACCGAATGATGCAACAAGTTGTTAAGGGCAAACAAAATGCACTTATCGTTCAAGTACTGAAGCCAATCTATAAAGAGTTTTTAAAAGTCGAAATGATAAATAAGAATGAGTTAAAGCTCAATTTTAAAGACTTTAAGAAGTTAATCAAAGCAACTTATACGCCAGTTGTTTCATTAAGCCTAGATCCGAATAAAGACGCACAGTACCAAATTGCACTTCTACAGAATGGATTGAAATCCCGCCAACAGCTTATTTCTGAACTTGGTCAGGACTACCGCGACGTTCTAAAGGACTTTGAAAAAGATGAAATAGACAATTATCTAAATGTTAAGGATAACAAAATAGATGAACAACAAAAACCAAATGAAGAGGGAGATGGAAACCAGCCAAATCAATCAGAGTAATAAACTAATTGAATTAGCATTTGCATCAGAGATCCCAGTAGCCCGCGAGATTGGGGATCGCGTACTAAATGAAATTCTACTTTGTTCCCCAGAAAATGTAGACCTAAGCCGTATTCAGAATAAAGCAGCAGTACTTTTCAATCACTGCAAAGACAATCTAATCGGCGTAGTTGAATCTTCTTCTGTTGATGCAGATAAAGTATGCCGTGCAAGTATTCGTCTTTCCAGTACTGCACAAGAATATCAAACAATGGTTGAAGAAGGAATCCTTTCAAAAGTCAGTGTTGGATATTCAATCATCGATTACAGAATAGAAGGTGACAATCTACTAGTAAGCAAGTGGCAACCTTATGAAATATCACTCGTGAGTATTCCTGCGGATGATTTGAAATCAGGTATTGGCCGTTCTCTTGAACAAGAAGTTGAAGAAGAAGAACAACTTGAATCAGAAACTGAAAGTACTGACGAACCTCAAGATGAAACCAGTACTGAAACAGAAAATGAAAGTACTGATGAAACTGAATCAGAAACAGAAGTACCGAATGAAAGTACTGATGAATCTCAAGATGAAACAGAAACTGAATCACGAGATGAAGAAGTAATAAATACAGAAGAAGAACGTCAAATGGAAATTGCCGCTCTTGGAAAACTACTAAATAAGGATGTATCACGTTATCTCGATTCCAAATTGAGTATTCGCGATATAACCAATGAACTTAAAAATAATTCTAATGATGATAAGGAAATCACAATGGAAAACAATTCTCTTTCTTTAGCAATTCGTTCCCTAATTGAAAAACAACCTATTGAGGGTGTTGTAATGGGTGAACGTGGTTATGTTGTAGATATGCAACGTGATACCAATACTACTAACGCTGCTGGTGTTGTAACTCATAAAACCGCTGATAGTTACATTGATCAACTATGGGCACAATCAGTACTAGCACAAGTTGCACAACCTCAGATCTTTGCAGGTCTAGAAGGTAATGGTGAACTAGTAATCCCAGTAGCAGGTAAACTAACTGGCGGTAATTTCGGTTTTGTTGCTGAAGGTGCAGACTCACCAATGCACGATGCACCATTTACTAGCGTAAGTCTAAAGCCAAAAACTTTCACTGGTTCTGTAACTCTAACCAAGACCCTACAACTAAGTAACAACTCCGCAGAACGTTACGTATCTGAACAACTAATTAAAACTGCTGCTTCTGATCTAGAAAACGAAATCCTAGGTTATATTGCTACCAATGCAACCCAACAAACTGCAACTGCATTTGATCTAGAAGCAATTGAAGCTGCTGTAGAAGCTCTAGCGATGAAGAATGTATATGCAGGCGACTGTGTTGCAGTAATGCACCCATCCGTATATGCAGCTCTACGCCAAGTGCCAATGGCTGGTAACACCGCCGCTAAGATGCTTGTAGAAGGATTCAGAGATCAACAGTACTTAGCTGATGAGATTCGTGTAATTGTCAGTACTCGCGTCCCAACTGATTCAATTCTAATTGGTGATTTCAGTGAACTAATTATTGCTCAATGGGGTACTAACGAACTTGACCGCGACATGACTACTAAACGTGCATCTGCTGGCGTAGTACTACGTTCATTCTCTTACATCGATTTCGCAGTAGCTCACAAAGAAGCTTTCGTACTAGTTAAGAAGGCTTAATAGCATGAGAGCATTTAATAGTAAGCAAAGCGAAGCACTGTTAAATGCTTTTGGCGAACAACTTGAAATAAATGGCGTGGCTTTCAAGGCAATCTTGGAAGTACGCCAAATTACCATTGAAGATTCTGATGGTGTTGCAATCGAATATGAATATTACTTTACGGCACGGAAGAATCCAGTACTTCAAGTTGGGACACTAATTGAAATTAACAATGCTACACAAATAATTTATAACCTAGATGATGATCTATCTGGGGTAGTTAATTATTACTATCGGAGAAAAGATTATGATTCTTGGAGTTAAGAAAGCAATTAATAAACTTATGACGTTCACACCGTGGGCGTCAAATCCATTAAAAAAACAATCTGAAGATACTAGGGTTTTTTGTTCAGAGATACAAGCAAATGAAGTACAAATGATGTCAGGACGTACAGAGGGTTCATTTTCGGTAGTGTTCTATATTACATTTGGGAACAACAAAACAAATCCAACAGAACAATTCTATATCTTAACGTCAGAAACAATGTCAATGTTTCAATCAAAAGTACAGCAGTGTTTTTTAAATGAGAATTTTATCATTAGTAAACAACCCGTTTTTGACAATATCGGTACGCATCAAGATCCCATTACTGGTATTTGCACAGGAACATTCCAACTAAATATTAGTGTAATCCAACGGAAGGAAAGCTAATGAACATTTCAACAGGAAAAGACCTACAAATTTTTTATACTGGCGATACTGGGAACAATAGTCCTAGTTTCGGTGGTTATCAGGAAATTGCAAACATTGCAGAATTTCCAACAATTATACAATCAAGTTCGGTAGAGAATATCGAAACTTATGATAGTGATTATAGTTCAGTACTGACAGGGGATAAGGCAATTGACGCATTCCCGATTACTGTGAATTATGTTATCGATGAACCAAGCCATAAATTTTTAGAACAAGCGGCAGAACAACAAACTCCCATTCAAGTAAAAGTAAAATACACTACTGATGAAGAAGCCAATGCCGAAAGCTATATAGTACTCAATGGATACGTTTCATCGAACAATCTCACAGGTGACAAGGACGCAGTTGTACAGAGATCATACCTGTTCACACCTGAAACTGTAGTTACTCAAGGATTCGCACCCATTCAACCATTACTACGCCGTTCAGACTATGGCCTAGGTAGCGATGGTATTGATGCACCTCAGTACACACCAGCAACAGGACAGATAGCAGGTAATGGTTTCATCCAGATCCCAGCAGCTGCAACCGGCAACCCTGCAAGTACTAACCTTATAGGTGTAGGACTCACGAATAACAAGAACGAAGCCTCGATCGTTATGTCCGAGACTGGCGATCTAAAGCTGTATGCACGTAATCAGAACACTGCATGGACTCGTATCTATACCAGTACTGAACAAGATACACGTTATGCCCGCCTGGGCCAGCCTGCTAACTTTGGCAACTTAACCATTACCGGCACGATCTCCAGTACTGGAACAGTGACAGTACCGGGTAACCAAGGTCTAAAGACTTCCCCAACAAGTGGAGCAAGTGCAGCCCTCAGTTCAGAACAAGGTTATGGCATTGTTTGGCGAAATAATGAACCATTTGGTACAAAAGCCAATGAGTGGTTCGGTATTTCCCCAAATTCACAATTACAGTTCCGTCAGGCCAATGATACAACGTCAGGACTATGGACAGTACGTAACGTATACCATGAAGGATTCAAGCCGTCTAAGAGCGATGTAGGGCTTTCTAACGTCACTAACGATGCACAGTTAAAGATTGCAAGTAACTTAAATGACTTGAACAACAAAGCAACGGCTCGTACTAACTTAGACGTATATTCCCGTACTGAAACAATTAACGTTGCAGCTCGTTATACCGTACCTCCAGCACCTACCGGCAAAACCTATATGAAGTTCGGTAATATGCGTACAAGTGGTAATGCCGCAGCATATGCCAACTTTATTTTTTATGGTGCTGGTAACTATGGCGGTACTGGTTCAAACGTAGATACTATTGCACTTAGTGCACGTAGTTTAGGTAATGCAACCAATGCAACTATTGGACAATGGGTAAAGCATGTTCGAGTACTGCAAAATACAAATGCCCCATTACAAATCGGAATGGTTCTTTTAGAGGATCAATCATGGGACATTTATTTAGTTAGTAATGGATTTTGGAGTGGTACTTCAATTGAAGTTAATAACGTAGTAGGTGGTTCAACTGCAACAGATTTTATTACTGGGTTTTTACAATCTCGTACTTTTGGAACTTGGTCTACAACTGTACCAACTGGTATCGTAACAATTACACCAGAAGATATAGTAACATCAAACAGTGTTATTCCAATTACACAAGGTGGTACTGGAGCAACTACAGCAGCAGCCGCAGCAACTAATTTAGGTTTAGGAGCAACTGATACTGTAACGTTCAAGAATATTATTCTAACTAACACTCAAGATCCAACAATCAATTTACAACAATCAATAGTACGTAGTAACTCAGCTAACCAAATGGTATTGAGTGCTCCAGCAGGTATATTCATTCGTCCAAATGGTGATGCAGATAGTACTAAACAAATGCGTTATAACAATGACGGTACTCTAGTATTTTCTGGTACTGCTATTACATTAAACGGTTCATTGGCAATGAATGGCGGTATTACATCGAATAATAGTATTACACTAACGAATGCCAGTACTGACACTGCATTTACTACTAATGGTGCTAAATTCCGAGCAACTCCAAGTGGTGTCGCAGTTATATCTACAACCTCATCGATTTTCCTACGTCCCAAAGGGGATACTGATTCGACTGTACAAATACAGTATAAACCTGATGGTTCAATAAATTGTGAAGGTAGTTCATTGTCAGTATCTGGTACTGGTACTTTTGGTGGTGTATTAAATGCCAACTCATTGAACTTAACAAATGCATTAGCAGTGAATCAAGGCGGTACAGGAACAACTACAGCAGCCGCAGCGAGAACTAACTTAGGTCTTGCATATGGTAATACTGCTGGAACAGTAGCACAAGGTGATGATTGGAGGCTTAATTCAATATCTCAAAAGACCGGTGGAATGATGAATGGGGCATTGGGTGTTTCGAATGGTGCAACAGGAATTACTCTCGCAACTCAAGGTACTTGGCTACTATGGAATGAAGAAGCCGGTAAAGGCTCTGGATCACTCGTTGTTAACGGTGGTGGTGGTACTGAAGGTATTTTCAGAGTGCGTTTAGTTAATGCGGCAAATACCGTTGAGTATTCACGCTTTGAGTTTAGACGTGATAGTACTTTATTTGCCTCGGAAGGTTTACGCTGTGTGGCTGGACGTGTAAGAGCATTTGCCTCAGTAGCTCCAACATATGTGACTATAGATGTTGATGGTCTTAATAAAGGTATTAATTTCTTTGATTCTGACCAACGATTAAAAGAAAATATTTTACCCGTTCAAGAAGGAAAAGCACTTTCACAGCTTAAATTGATAAATCCTGTTTCATATAAATTTAAAGATACCCATTGGACAGACATGAATGATGTTCAACATACAATGACGGGTAAATCTTACTCATATGGTGTTATTGCACAAGAAATTATTGATGTTATTCCAGATGCAGTCAACGTAATGGATGACGAGAGAGGAAGTATGTCATTAGATCCATTAGCAATGATTGGATTCTTACTGTCAGTAACCAAAGACCTTTCGGCTCAAATTGATGCCATGAAAACTTCTATTGAAGAACTAATGAATAAATAAATACAACGGGGCAAGGATGCCCCAATCACTTATAAGGATATAATATGAGTTTTGATATTTTCTCTGGTGCAAACCTTAAAGTAGAATTCAGTACTACTTCTGGTTCTACTGCATCTACCGATTATAAAGTAATTCCTGAAGTTGCTAGTTTTACTACTTCTGGTTTTGAAAGTACTGTAATCGATATAAAGACTTTCAATAGTGCTTACAATCGTAAATTGTTAGGTACTAAATCTGTTCCAGACATTGATTTACAAGTTAACTGGCTACCAGATGATGTAGTACATATGTCTCTTGAAAAAGCGGCAAACGATCAAACACGTGGTCAAGTACGCATTACTTATTATGAATCTGCTACACATACTACTGGCTTCTTTGTTGTTTATAACGTCTTTGTGTCTAGTACTACTGTTGCTGGTGACAAAGATGAAGTAGTCAAGAAGACTTTCAAACTAGCAGTAGATCAAGGTTCTGTTGCTTCTGGTGCTACTCCAGAAACCCCATAAATACAAAAACAATAAAAACGGGGGAGCAATTCCCCCATTTATGGAATCTTTTCAATGAACTTACAAGACCTACAAAAACTACTAAAACCAAAACTACACAAAATCGATTTTCACGGGATGGATCTATACATTCATCGTCCAAGTTCTGCCGATTTTGATAAATGTATAGATGCAAAAGCAACTCTTATTCACTGTGTTAAAGATGAGAACGGCGATCCCATTTTCGCAGATGGTGAAATTCAAGGCCGGATTGATGTTAATTCAATTGATGCAATGTTCGTTAGTGAACTGAATCAGAAAGTTATTGAACTATGGACTACTGAGGCATCTACTCAAGTTGAAGATCTCGAAAAAAAATAAGAACCGGTGATCCACGTTTACAGTACTTTCTAAAGATGGTTAACAAGCGTGGACTTTCGCCGGACGAATTTTATGATTTGCCAGATGATCTACTTGAAGCATTAATGATATATGACCAACGCATTGAACCTAGTGGACTTCAAGTACAAAGTGCAATGTTCGCAAATCTTTGTCATTTGTTAATGATGACTTCACCCAATCTATCAGAGAAGGGAAGAAAAGAGGCCAAACTCAAGGATTGGGATCTATTCGGTACATTTGAGAATCTCACCGCATCCGAACGCCAGAAGAAACGCGAAGAAGAAGAACAAGAAAATAAAGTACAGAATATTAAAAAGTCATTCCGTGATTTAATGGATATGGAAAAAGGGAAGAAGAATGGCAAGCAACAATAATAATATCGTCGTTAATATTACTGGTAACAGTCAAGGACTAACTACGGCAGTTAATCAGGCACAAACTAGCCTGGCTAATCTTCGTTCTGCTGCACAGGGAAATCTTAATAGTATTACAAGCTCAATGGCTGGCATGACTACTGGTATGAAAGTTGGTTTTGCTGGTGCTACTGTTGTACTGGCAGCATTTAGTTTTGCACTTACTTCAGTTACACAAGCACATGCACAAGCAATGGAACTTGTTGCAGCGGCTGCTAAATCTGGGAATTCAGTAGAAGTACTACAGCAACAAGCCAATATGCTACGGCAAACCGGGTTAACCCTCGACAATATCGCAGATCAAAATAAGGACTTAAAGGACAAGTTAGGCGATGCCCTAGCAAACAACGGTGGCAGTATGCTTACTGATGTTATCCAGCCTTTGAAACTAAACATTCTAGAACTTAAAACTCTTGCAGATGCAGGTGAAGATGTTTATGCAAAGATCTACTTTGCTGCTAAGGCACAAGGTCTAAGTAATACTGAAATTACTAACCTAATGGAAACCATAGGTAATGATGCAGTTTCACGTGTTCAGGTATATGAAAAGTATGCTTCTCAGCAGGACTATTTAAACGAGCAAGGAAGACAAACAGTATCACTCACTTCTGAACAAGTTGAAAAGTTTAAAGAGTATGATGCTCAATCAGCACAGCTTGCAAAAACATGGGAATCATGGAAAAACAGTATTGCTAGTGGTTTAGTACCGGCATTAACTAAAGTACTGGAATTATTAAATGGCATTACTCAGGCTCGTACTTCTGAGGATTTCAAGAAAATGTATAACGGCTCTGAAACCGTTTATACAGCGGCTGGCTATGAAGACAAAGCAGCTACTGGGGCATTACGTGCAGCCTTGAAGCTACAACGAGACATTCTAGCTATACAGAAAGCCCAAACCAAAGAAGTCAAGAAGCAAGAAGAAGTTTCAGTTAGTCGGCGTACTATTCAGAACTCGATGCAACCACTTTATACAAAGGCAGATCAAGCCAATCAGAAACTAGCAAACTTAACGCAACGTTATAATGATACTAAAAATGCAATCATGAAATCTAATGATGAAGCATATAAAAGTAATCCTGCATTACGTCAAAAAGATCTTTCTGATCTTGAACGTATGTATAAACAACAACGTCAAGAACAGTTAGATATTATCAATGATAAAGCCAGTAAAGACAAAGCAACAAAAGCCGCAGAATCAGCAGCAACGAAGCAAGCAGCACTTGATAAGAAGAATGCAGATGCCCGGAAGAAAGCCCAGCTAGATTTAAGTACTGTATTGTCGAAGATCGGTGAAACGGAAATGCAACGACAATTGAATGCATTTGACTTCCAGCAGAAAGAAATGCAACGCAAGATTGCCGAGAATGCAAAGTTGCTTGGAAAATCTCAAGCAGAGATTGATAAGTACTTAGCACAGGCAAAAGAGCAGGGTGCAAGACAGCGTACAGAACTAATCAATAAACAGATTGGTTACAACGATCCGAATCAAGGATTGAAGGACTTAAACGCGAATCTTAATGGTGTAACTCTAAATGACCAACAGAAGAACTATCTAGGACAGCAACAAGCCCAACGGGTTTATGGTGATAATCCATTTGCAGTTGATAATACTCAGTCAAAGCAACAAGAGCTAGAAGACCAGTACAATCAAGAAATGGCACTGAATGAACGTCTCTATGCCGGTACTGAAGAGTACGAGAAGCGTAAGGCAGCATTACAAGCCAAGTATGCACAGGACTCAATGAACACGGCTACAGAGAACACACGAGCACAGCTTACTCTCCTGGGTAATGCGGCTGGTGATATCGGTGGAATGATGGCCGGGGCGTTTGGGGAACAGTCAGCCGCCGCAAAATCGGCCTTCGCGATCCAGAAAGGACTAATCATCTCTGAAACGATTATGCGTATCCAAGCAGCTCTTGCTAGTGCCTTGGCAACACCTTTCCCGGCCAGCCTCGCAGCATATGCACAAGTCGCCGGTATGGGTATGCAGATTATCAGTACTATCAAAGGTGCTTCATCTGGACAGTTCCACGGCGGTGTAGACGAGTTGCCAAGTCATTTAAATAATAAGTCATTTGTACTTCAACAGGGCGAGAGGGTTGTACAGGCCCCTGCAAACCAGAAGTTAACCAAATTCCTAGATAAACAGGATCAATCTTCGGGTAATAGCAGTACTGGAGAAATCACAATCAATGCTCCCTTGGTTGTTCAAGGCGGTATTAATGACGACAAGATGTTTAATGACTATCTAAAACGACATGCAAATAATGTTAATCAGGCTGTTAGGTCTGCTCAATCAAGAAATGCATAAATAAATACCCGGCAATGTCCGGGTTTTTTATTGCCCTAAATACTACATAAGCTAAGGAGCATATATGGCATCATTTTCAAATAATATCAAAATCAATGGGGTTTCAGTATCCAGTACTGAACCGCGTTATTCAAATCGCTCTTGGACAGGAACAGAGGTTACTAGGAGTACTGGCATTCAGTACTATAAACTAGAATTCACATTGACTTTCAAACAACAATCACTAGCAGAATATCAAGCATTCGTTGCTGAGTACTCACGTGGTAAGCCTTTTACTTTTTCGTTAGGTCATATGGGAGTCTATAAAGGATCTCAATCTGGGGCTGTTTCGGCATCTGCACAGGCATTAAAAGGTTCTTATCAAGTCTCCAGTACTGCCAATACTCTTGAAATAGGTTCATTGATTCAATTTACGAACCACTCAAAGATTTATCGAATTATTGGCCGGGCAGGTAATGTACTTCAATTGTTCCCCAATCTACGTGAAAACGTACAGACAGGTGAAACTATTCTTTATAACAATCTTCAAGGTACTTTTACCCTTGACATTGATAATGAATATAAAGTGCCTGTTAATAATATCATGAGTGTTAATCTCAAGGCGACGGAGTACTTATAATGAATGAATTATTGACTAATCCAGACCTATTACAGTACTGGAATCTTACGAGAGGTGGTAATAAAACCAAACTTACTATTACTGAACTAATGTCACTTGGTGTTCATTGCCGTGCAATTGATGTGTTTCCAAAGAATGGCATTCCTCCAATCTTCTGGACTGATGGTTTTGTAGATCTCAATATCAATGGGACACAGTATACAAGCTTTCCTGATCTAATTAGTGATTCATTTCCAAGTTTCACAGAGACAAAAGAAATTAACAATAACAGCATTAGCTTTAAAGTAAGCAACGTTAATGACAGTACTAGAACATTGGCACTAGGTGGAGCCTTTCGAGAAGCAAAGGTCAATATCTATCTCGTAATACTTAACCCATCCGACAATTCAGTACTGAACAGTACACTCATGTTCAGTGGTTTCATTGACTACATTCAGGCAGAAGCAGATCCAAACGCGGCAAAGAATGAAATGAGCGTATATCTAAATTCAGTCTATAAGAAGTTAGATCTACAACCACGCACAATTGCGGCTAACTCTGTATATCAATCTTATTATCCCGGTGATGAGTACTTTTCATTACTTGGACAAGTTAATGCTAACCAATCTTGGAGATATAAATGATTAATAAAATAGTAGACATATGTCAAGGTGCATTAGAACAACCATATCAGCTTGGAAAGAATGATTGCAATATTCTAGTACTAAAAGTTATCGATTTAATGTGCAGTACTGAATACGTTGGGATGTGTAAATATGACACATTACGCAAGGGCAGAAACATTCTAAAGAAACTAGGCGTTAGCAGTACTTTTGAGTTGATTGAACAGTACATCGAGGAAGTTGAATTCCCAATTCCGGGTGATATATGGGTTGATGAAGATGACAGTACTGTAATGAGCGTTTATATAAGCAATCGAATTTTAGTTGTCGATGAACAACACACACATTTTGAATTGGACTTTCCAACGGATGGAAAGTTTTATCGAGTAAGGAGCAGTAATGGGTAAGATTTCAGGAGGCGGTATTCTTTCCGCCGTTATGATGGCAGTAACTGTTGCAGCCGCAGTATATACCGGTGGTGCTACTGCATGGGCTGCTGCTGGCTGGGGTGCTGCTGCTGGTGCTGCGTCTTTAGTGGCAACTTCAATGATGACTGCTTTACCGGGCAACATGAAAGGTTATGGGGATAGTGCCAGTACTCCAAATAGGACAACCAGCCCGCAAACAGGTTTACCGATTGTGTATGGCGGTCAGATGCCACACAAAGATACTAGTAATGGTTCATTCGTTCTTCTAGGTTCAATCGTTCCTTGGTTCAACGTCAAGGATAACGATTCACAGTACTTATTTACAGAACATGCAATTGCTTACGCGGGCGTACAAAAGTATATCAATCAGATCTATATTGATAATGATCCAATTCTAATTGATGGTTCACCAATTACTGAAGATGGTATTGTTAATCCGAATAAATTCATTGATAAGTACAAAAACAACTTACAACTAGAAGTACGTTTTGGTGGTAATTATACCAGTACTAAATCATTGGCACAGCAATATGCAGGGCCGAAGTGGACGGATAAGTTCCTTGGTAAAGGTATTGTTAGTATCAGTACTGTTATCAAGAAAGATCAATCGAGTCTAGAAAATTCAGTACTAGTCAATGATAACTATACTCTTCAAGTAGAGATGAAAGGATTAGTGATTACTGATTTAGTTGATCTTCAACAACGTGCATGTAGTAATGCACCAAGCCAACTATATGACTATCTCACGAATACTACTTACGGCATGGGTTTAGATCCAAGTTTAATTGATTTACCAAGTTTCCGTAGTGCTGCACAGTACTGTCAAACTAATCAGTACTGGTCTAATGGTGCAATTAGTTATAGTGAATCATTCAAGAGTAACTGTGAAAAAATGCTTCAGACGTTTGGAGGTATTACTTACATTCATGCAGGTAAAATTTATCTGACAATTGATGTTAAAGGATTACCAGTAGCAAGTTTTGATGAAAGTACTGTATTTGGTTCAGTACAGGTAACAACCAGTGGTAGTACTGATTACTACAACACAATCGATGCATCATATAAAAATGCCTATTCTCGCTACACAAACGACGTCCTACGCATCCCAAGTAATATTTCACAGGATGATGTGATTCGTTCTGACGGTCGCGTAGTAGCCCTTGCACGTGATTATACATGGGTATACGACAAAGACCAGTTATCGAAACTTGTTAATATAGAATTGCTAAAATCTAAGTACTCACAGAATACAATCGTGTTTACTACTTCGGAAGGTTGGGATTTAAAGACGTGGGATATCATTAACGTTAAATTAGATGAATTCCATATTAACGGCCAATATCGAGTACTGGCAAAAGATTTGGCAAGTACAAATGACAGTATTGGATACTGCCAACTTACTTGCGTTGAATATAATCCGGCAATGTACGATGGTGTTGATCCGGGTGTTTGGAGTCCTAACGGTGATATCAATTCTGTAATTACAGTACAGCCACCACGTAATCTTGAGGTTACAAGGAAAGGTGGTGTAGTAGGTGGTCAAGTCGTTATCATGGACTGGGACGAATCATTAGATCCAAATCTAGTAGGTTATTACATTTATTATCGTACAACAGGTAATACTGATTGGTCGTATGTTGGCAGTACTAACAGATACAAGACGGATTATGAACTATATGGACTTATTGCCGATCAAAAGTATGACTTTGCCGTGGCTGCGTATAACAACCTTGGATTCATTTCTGTCAAAGTTACAAAGGATGGTCTTGTACCTGATTTCAACTTTACACTACCGGCAGTTACTGGACTTGTTCTAACAAATGCAATGGCAACGAGTACCAGTACTGAATCATCTGATTTCAATATTGCATGGAATGATCAATCGTCATTACAAGTTAATGGTCGTCCAATGTCCGAGTACTTACAAAAGTACGAAATAGTGATATATGATCAAGCTGGGAACAAACGCAATTCGTACTTCACTACTCAGAACAATTTCAGTTATACATTTGCAATGAATCAGGCCGATTATACTGGGCGTAACGTTACAATAGGTGTTATTGCACGTGGTTTCAATCTTGGTACTTTCAGTCAAGAAGTAAAAATAACTGTCAGTAACCCACAAGCACCATTGTTACAGGGATTAACTGTTAAGTCTGGTATTGGGGCATTGGTGTTTGAATGGGATAACACTAATAAGCCTATTGATTATGCCGGGATTATGTTCCAAGTATCTGCAAGCGAAGATTTCAGTTCTGGAGTACAGACGTTTACTACTTCAGCAGAATTCATTTATTGGGCAGTAGTTGAAGATGGACAGTACTATATCCGTGCTGGTATGTATGATGTGTTCGGTGTAGATGGTATCCGATGGACTGCAATGTTCCCGTACAATCAACAGACGAAAGTACCGTACTCTAAATTGAATGATGATGTTATTGATTGGGTACTTGGATCATCTGAGATGAACGAGATTAAACAAGAAATCATTGACAATACTGAATTCAAAGGCTGGCAATTAAGAGTTACAAACAATGGATATGTATCTGGTATTGCCCTAGGTAATAACGGTACTGAATCGGTGTTTACAGTAATTGCCGATCGTTTCTCAATTATCAGTTCTGCTACGGCGGGTAGTTCAACGAAGGTATATCCTTTTGTTGTTCAGAATGGCACAACGTACATTCAAAACGCGATGATTCAAAATGCGGCAATTGGTACAGCACAAATTAAAGATGCCGCTATCAATAATGCCAAAATTGCCAATGCTAGTATTGATGCAGCCAAAATTATTGATGGTCAGATTACTAATGCCAAAATAGGTAATACTATTCAAAGTAACAACTACGTACCTAATAGTACTGGATGGCAGATAAATAAAGATGGGACATTCTATATCAATGGTAATTCTGGTGGTCGAATGGTAATTAATAATAACAGAATCGAAGTATACGACAGCAACAACGTACTTCGCGTAAGAATGGGGTTATGGTAATGGCAGGTTTACAAGCATGGGATGGAAGCGGCCGAATGTTAGTTGATATTGGAGACTACTCAATGAGGTATGTTGGTACTTTCCAATTTACTGTTACTACAGGAGTAAGGCAGTGGTGGGTTCCCTATGCCGCCTTTCGGGATACTGGGTGGATTGCAATATACCTAAATGAACGTGCTTCACGGTACTTCAGTATAATTCCGGGCAATGGTGGATTCACTTTGCGAAATTTAATAAGTAATCAAGCATATTCTTATGCATTAACATTTGAGGTTTATACATACGCATGAGTGGTTTTCAAGCATACAATACATATGGGAATATAGTTGTAGATTCAGAACAGAAGGGGACTGTGATTAGTTCCCTTATTCCTCAAGGTAACGTTGAGGTTACAGGCTATTTGATACCAACTGCTTTTGGTGACGGTCGTTCACTTGGTTTCATGGTAAGTGATATTCTATTTCAACCGGGCTTGCTATGGTGTCGTTTTACACGTGATTCATATTGCTTCCCCGGTGCAGAATTGTTTGAACCGAATTCAGTACAATTTATGCGTACTTCGGTGAATGGTACTGTTCAGTCAGGTTATCTAGATGTGTTCAATGGTCAAGGTACTTTGATTTGGTCGGCTGCAAGTGCTGGTACGATGCCGCGAGTATTTGATCATCTGGTGATACCGCAAGGTTACAATCTACAGGGACAAGTGATTTCAAAGAATTTAGGATGGAGTCCGTGGTTTTTACTGTCAGGCTTACCGGGTAACGTATCTGAATCAGAATCAATGGGCTTTTCTGGATTCTTGCTTAGATATACCAATGGCAACATTCAAGTTACTTATGCTGCACAGTACCAAGATGGTTATCCGCAAGCCACTAACCAACAACTACTAAGAATACCTTTAGCAATATTCACAGGATACTAAATATGATAGGACAACAATAAGGAATAACAAATGGAATGGGAATGGTTATTAACCGTTTTTATCATTCCAATTGGAGGTTGGGTATTTAAAGTACTTTCTAAACGAAGTAAGAATTTAAATGATCGAATTGATCAATTGGAAAATCGTGTTCAAAAAGCAGAACTTAAACTTGAAGTACTCAACGATGACATTGAAGAAATCAAGGCTATCAGGACTGAACTTTCTGAGGCACGGATTGATATTGGCGTAATAAAACAGCTATTAGAGCAAAACAACAAAGGGGCATAACAGCCCCTTTTTTATTTCCCTCCATAAATAGATGAACATGGAGGAATTCAAATGGATTTAAAACAACAATTAAAACAATATGAAGGTACTAAAGAGTATCAGACTAAAGTAGGTTATTTCAAGAATGGGAAGTACTGGACGTATAAAGACAGTCTGGGCTATCCAACTATTGGATTTGGTCACTTAGTACTTAAAGGTGAAGATTTTAGTACTGGACTTACGGAAGCACAAGCCGATGCATTACTTGATAAAGATATTGCCATTGCACGTGCTGGTGTTGCTTCACTTGGCGTTAATCTACCCGTAGAAAGCCGCTGGAATGATTTTCTAATCATTATGGTATTCCAACTAGGTCTTGCTGGTGTGAAGGGCTTCAAGAAGTTCTTAGCAGCTCTAAAGGCAGGTAATTATGCAACTGCTATTATCGAATGCAAAGATTCACGTTGGTACAAACAAACCCCTAATCGTGTTGATTCTATGATCGCCTATGTAGTACGTGGGTGATTTATGGCATGGACAATGTTTTATCAGGATGATTGGGATCTATATGACGTACTGGATTATGCTGCTTTCGTGTATCTGATTCAATTTCCAGAATGCGGAGAGTACTATATAGGCGTTAAAGGCGTTTATCAAAAAGTCAAAGATGCTTCAAAGATTAAATCTACCAGTATTGAAAGTAACTGGGAAAAGTACAATTCCAGTTCTAAAGAAGTACAAGAACGTATTGCCACTGGGGAACATCATACTAAACAGATTCTATGGTGTTTTAAAACACGTCAGGAGGCAGAATTAGTTGAAGCTGCGTTGATTGCATATTGCGGTACTGATCATCTTTGTCGCAATAAAGCATTGATGACTAAAACTCGATTAAAAAAAGACAATGGGGAACAACGAAGAATTATTCGTATGTTGATGGAGGCTTTTACATAATGCCAAATAATGTAAGTACTATAACCGGTGTACCGCAAGTAATTGCAAATATTCAACAACAGGGTATTGATTACGCCAATAACTTTAATAAGGAAGTGTCTAATAGACTTAGGCAGCTTTCACAGAAGATGCAAATTGACATGAATAATGCAATTGATCGTGGCCCAGTACCATTCACGAAGAATGCAATACTGTTTCGTTTCTATCGTGACAGTACTGGACAGGCAGTGAATCAAATCTTAGTTAAGAACATTCAGGCTCAGTACTTGTACGATATTATTGTAAAGCCGTCGAATCTCAAGAAATTCATTCCTACCAGTACTGCACGTATGACACAGCAAGGTAATATATCAGGTCTTAAATCTGGTCTTAGTTCTGGTAAGTATAAAGTTGTTGATACTGGCGGTAAGAGAAGATTAATTGACACTAGCAAGAAAGATACGAAAACAAAGACAAAACGTGTAATTGGACTACGTGAAACGAAGAAACGTAAACTTGTTTATGACTTCTATAAGGAAGCAGAGCAGGGTGTACGTTTAGTACTATCAGGTGTTCAGGGACATTTTAGAATTTCAAGGATGTAATATGCATTATGATCAAGACACAATGAGTATTTTAATCGATGAAAGTACTGTACCGGATGTAAATTCACATACGATGCATAGTACTTTATTGATTAAACCACTCAAGAAGAAGTTAAAGGCATATATGGCCGAGATGGATGAAAGGATTGAGTGCAAGGAATACATGAATATTGGGTTCCTAGTACAGAACGATCCTCAATGGAAAATGGGTAGTGTCCATGAGTGGACTCTATTTGATGAACAAAAGTATATTGTCATAATCGACAAACACAAACAGTACCAGAAAGGATTATATTTCTGGGTTTATACAGTAGGATTACTAAATGATAGGGATGATAATTGAGCTAATTAAATCTGGAATTGGATTGTTTCAGAAAAAAGAACAGAGTAAAAATGAGTTAGAAGCTCAGAATAGCCACGAACAGAATCAGATCACTCTTGAGGAAACTCGTAAGGGCTTCACGTGGCGGCAGGCATTGGGGTATGTTCTAACATTTATTATTGCATGGAATTACGTCATTCTTCCAGTACTGGCAGTATGTGGTGTAGTACTCCCGCCAGTACCTTTTGATCAGGTTTTTAAGTTACTATATGTTCTTATCGGTAGTAGCTAA